TTAATGCTAGATATCGAAAATGGTGAGATTTATTTTAAAGATACAAGAGGAAACTTAAAAAAGATATTAAGCCAACCTAATCTCCCCTCCCATAAAATAGGACATACATTTATTCAGGGGGTATTTTCAGGATCAACAGCTATACTAAAGAATATAACAGCTAGTGGAATTATAAGTGCTAGTGGAACCGGTTCATTTGGTTATCTATACTCAGCAGCTGATATAAGTGCAAGTGGTTTATTATACGCCTCATCTTCAGAAGGAAATTATTCTAATATAGTTGTTCAAGATACTAGCTCAGGTTTATTTTATACAACAGCCTCTTCCGCTATTATTTCAACTCACACAAATACATTCAAAACCACAGGTCATAGAAGTGGTGATTCATTTATAACTGGTGCTTTATTTTTAAGTGGAAATTCGGGACATTTAACTGCAAGTGGAAACATAAGCTCAAGTGGGACCGGTTCATTTGAATATATAGAAATTTCAATTATAGATGGTGGCGTCTTTTAAAATTTACATATATGTATATCCAACCAATAAAAAATAATAGTTATGGCAGTTAAAGAAAAAACCCAAACAACCCAAAAAATCTCTAATCCGACAGGACCTATAAAAATTGATGACAAGGACTTAAATACCCTTAAAACTCTTCAACAAGATACTGATAAGTTAATTTATAATTTAGGTCAAATATATGTTCAAAAAGAAAAAATAAATCAAACAGAAATTAGTTTAAAAAAATTAATTAAAAATATTGAACAAAGAGAAGGGGATTTAGGTAAAGAACTTTCATCAAAATATGGAGTTGGATCTGTTGATATAGCAGCGGGCACCTTCACTCCAACCTCATAATTTTCAAAATACATTTTATATTTATAGGTGATTAAAATAGTCGCCTATAATAGTTTAGGTTTGTAATTTTTTTTCATATTTATATATGAACATAAATAGATTATAATAATTATCAAAAGAAAATAAAATGGCAGAAAATATAATTTCACCAGGTGTATTTACAAGAGAAAACGACCTATCGTTTTTACCACAAGGTATTGGACAGATTGGGGCTTGTATAATAGGCCCAACAGTAAAAGGACCCGCTTTTGTTCCTACTGTTATTCGTAGAGGATTTGCAGAATATGAAGCAAGATTCGGATCATATAGTAAAGATACATATGTTCCTTTAACAGTAAGAAATTATCTAAGAAACGCCGGAACAGTTACTGTAGTAAGAATCCTAGGTGGTGGTGGATGGAATTTTTTCCAAAGTGGTTTAGTAGCTCTTAGATTTGCAGAAGCAGAAGGTGGTGATGGTGATGAAGTTAAACGTATTGTAGCTGTATTACATCCTTCTAAAAATGCAGATGCTAATATGGATGAAATTGGTGATGGTGGTAGTGGAGTAAGTTTTAATTTAAGTCTAAGTCGTATACATGGTGATGGTTTAGTTTCAGCTTCATTTAATGCTGCAACTTCAGGAGCAGCTCAACTTGATAGTTCTTTTTGTTTAAGTTTAGAAGGTAATGGTTTTACTAGAAAATTAGTATCCTGTTCTATGGATCCTACATCACCTAATTATATTACAAGAGCCTTAGGGGGAGACGCAGAAAATTCACGTTCAGGATCAAATACTTTTGTAGATCATGCCTACCCACTTATGCATTTTAAAGAATATTGTACAAATGTAGGCGCTACTCAAAGAACTATTGAATTAGTAGGATTACCAGAACACATATTTACGGGTTCTAATAATAATGGAGGATATACAGAAGGATATGATCATGCAGCTACTCCATGGATTGAATCAGGATATAGAGATTTACAAGGAAATACTTTACCTTTATTTAAAGTACATAAAATAGCAGATGGTACTCAAACGAATACAGATTGTAAAATTAGTATATTAAATTTAAGAGAACCATCAAATATAGATGGTGACGAACAATATAGTACATTTTCTATTCAAGTAAGAAAATATGGAGATAAAGATAAACAACCAGGCATATTAGAACAATACGATAGAGTAAATTTAAACCCAGACAGTCCAAATTACATTGCAAGAGCAATTGGAGACAGATATGCTGAATGGAATGAAACTTTACAAAAAATAATCATATATGGTGATTATCCCAACAAATCACAATATATTAGAATTGAAGCAGATGCTGCAGTAGATAATGGAGCATCTTCACCTAAATTATCACCAAAAGGATTTGATGTTGTTTTAGATCCAATATATGGTGGTTCAACAGATACAAATGGAGTTTTAACTGTACCAACTGCAATGTTACCTCCTTATGTAACACAATCAGTACAAGAAATTAGTAGTGTATATAATAAAAGAGCATATTTAGGATTTGATTTTACTAAAAGAGATAATGATATGTATTGTAATTTCTTACCTAGTACAGCTATAGCTAACTCAACAGGTAAATTTAATGTAGACAAATTTAATGGACATGCAAATTCAGGATGGACAGGACCTTTAAGTGCTTCAATAGATCAATCACAAGCAGCAGGCCCTACTTCAGATCAAGTTAAATTCTCAGTACCTTTTCAAGGAGGTTCAGATGGTATGGGTCCTCATAAAGTAAAAAATGTAGGAGAAAATATCACAGCAACTAATGTATATGGATTAAATTTATCAATTGGTGAAGCTGGATATAATGCTTATGATAAAGCATTAGATATTATGTCTAATCAAGATGAATATGATATTAATATGTTGGCTTTACCAGGAGTAATACATAAATACCATTCATCAGTAACAACACAAGCTCAAACATTTGTAGAAAATAGAGCAGATTGTTTTTATATTTTAGATTTAACAGGACAAGATGATAAAGTATCAGACGCAGTTTCAGAAGCAGATGGAATAGATACAAATTATGCAGGTTCATATTATCCATGGGTAAAAGTATTAAACCCAGCTAAAAATAAACCAGTATTTGTTCCACCATCAGTAATTGTACCAGGAGCTATAGCCCAATCAGATAGAATTGCAGCTGAATGGTTCGCACCAGCAGGTTTAAATAGAGGTGTATTAGGAAACGTAATTGAAGCAAGAACAAGATTATCTCAAGCTGAAAGAGATCAATTATATGAAGGAAAAGTCAATCCAATAGCAACTTTCCCAAGAACAGGAGTTTGTATTTGGGGTCAGAAAACATTACAATCAAGACCAACAGCACTTGATAGAATTAATGTTAGAAGATTATTAATTGAAGTTAAGAAATTTATTGCAAGTTCTTCAAAATATTTAGTATTTGAACAAAATACATTACAAACAAGAAATAGATTCTTAAATATATGTAACCCATATCTAGAATCAATTCAACAAAGACAAGGATTATATTCATTTAGAGTAGTAATGGATGAAAGTAATAATACACCAGATGAAATCGATAGAAATAGATTAATTGGAGCTATTTATTTACAACCAACTAGAACAGCAGAATATATAATTCTTGACTTTAATATTCTTCCAACTGGTGCTACATTTGACCAAGGAGGAAGTTACTAAAAAAAGAAAAAATTTATACGTATAACGGAATAAAATAATTAAATAAGATGGCAATATTAAACACAAACGAAATAATGTTCACCGCATTTGAACCCAAATTACAAAATAGGTTTATAATGTATATAGATGGAATCCCAGCATTCCTAGTTAAAAAAGTAGGAAGACCTAATATTTCTTTTAACGATGTAACTCTTGACCACATTAATGTAAAAAGAAAATTAAAAGGAAAAGCTGACTGGCAAGATATCACAGCGGAACTTTATGATCCCGTAACACCATCAGGTGCACAAGCAGTAATGGAGTGGGTTCGTTTGTCTCACGAAGCGGTTACAGGTAGAGATGGTTATTCTGATTTCTATAAAAAAGATATTAGATTTAATGCATTAGGTCCTGTAGGTGATATTGTTGAAGAATGGATTTGTAAAGGAGCTTATGTAAAATCAGCTAATTTTGGTGAGATGGATTGGGCTACAGATTCTCCAGTAGCTATTTCTCTAACTATTAGAATGGATTACGCTATCTTAAATTACTAATATAATATAAATTTATATAAAAAAAAAAGCGCCTTTTGGCGCTTTCTTTTTTTCTGCATATA